AATTTGATGTTACAGTTATTCGTCCCAGTGTTACAGATAATTATTTGGATGTAAAATATGGAAAAAAGATATTACCAGCACCATTAACACCCAGAGATTATACTGCCGTAATAGACGACAAAGTTTTTATGCCAACCCCTAACGCAAATGAGTTATGGAACACCCTCAGGGGAGCAGACTGGCCAGAGGTACCGCCTGTAGATTTGCTTCGTGATGGTACAATATCTGGATATGACAATTTTAGTATAGAAGACTTGTTTTATTTGGATCATACCTGGCTAACTGAGTTAGAGAGTTTAGCACGTAAATTAGGAAACCAGATTATATATGATCATAATGTCGACAGCGCAATGGTACAACGCATCGGAGATGATTTATATGTGGGAAATTGGAAGCCTGGCGATCCCTGGGTAACAGATAAGTTAGCTACACTTTTTCCTAACAAACAAGTTACATTAATAGAATCACACGGACATCTAGATGGTCGTTTATGTATTGTGAGTCCTGATCTTATTATTACTGGGTCTAATATAAAGGTTAACCATATATTTCCCAATCATGAAATATTTACTGTAAGACAAACAGCCGTAAAGGAATTTGGCAAGGCTAAAGCAGCATCTATTGGCAAGTGGTGGATACCAGAACAGTTGTCTAGTTCGGGATTTCAAAACTATATAGAAACATATTTGTCAAATTGGGTAGGAGAAGTTCAAGAAAGTTGTTTCGACGTTAATATGTTAATTGTAGATCCAAGAAATGTTTTTTGTAGCACAGAAGATCCTAAACTATTCCGTGTATTAGAAAGTCACGGTATTACTCCGCACGTTGTGCCTTATAGACACAAGATGTTTTGGGACGGAGGATTGCATTGTGTAACCAGTGATTTAGATAGGACTCATGTATGATAGATCAAGATCTAATTAAGTCTGGATCCATGCACTTAAAAAGTATGTTAGCGTCTTTAAGCACTGATCACAATGGATTAATATTAATTGAAGATGTTTTTACTGATCAAATTATAGAAAAATTATTAAAGTTTTGCATTGCCTCTGATGATTGGAAACCACAGTTAACAGCAGATAATAAAACCGTTATAGCAAACCGGGAAAAGATATCCTGGCGTTACGATTGTATAGTCGAAGAAACGCATACCATATTAGAAAACGTTACTCCAGAAATCTCTAGGTTAATAAAACGAGATAACTTAGTTTTTGGAGGAGTAAATTTATGGAAAGACACCCAAGGCTATACCATTGAACGACATACTGATAACACTGTAATACAGGCATCATTACAAGTTTATATTCAGAACTTACCAACTCTATCAACTATATTTGAATACGACGGCAATTTAGTCCATACTAATCCAAACACCAATGCAGGATATATTAGTGACAACTTAATAGGTATACCGCATTGGTTGCCTAATGCAGTTCCTGCAGAATTTAATCGGTACAGTCTTCACGCTATTTGGTCGTATTAGAGGGTATATAATGATTAATTACACTGAAATAAAACATTGTGAGATAGAACTTAGTAGTTATTGCAACGCTGCTTGCCCACTGTGTCCTAGGAATCTATTTGGTTATCCGTATAATAGTGGTTACACTGTAAGACATCTTACGCTAGATGATGTAAAAAATATATTTGATCGAGAATTTTGTGATCGTGTTAAGTTTACATTCGAGGGAAACTTTGGTGACCCTGTAATGAATCCTGAGTTACTGGAAATTGTTGATTATTTAAACAGCTCAATTGAAATTTGCACTAATGGCGGTATACAAAATAAATCTTTTTGGAAACAATTAGCAGATCGCGATGTTATAGTTGAATTTGGTATAGATGGATTAAGCGGAACACATGAGATATATAGAAGAGGGACACAGTGGCAAACGGTTATAGATAACGCACAAACCTTTATTGATGCCGGCGGAGGTGCTAGGTGGAAAATGATTGAATTTGACCACAATCGTTCTGAAATAGAAGCATGTCGTGAATTAAGCGAACAAATGGGGTTTAATGAGTTTATAACTGTAGATCATGGGCGTAACAATGGCCCGGTATTTGATCGTAAAGGCAACTTGGAAAGAGTTTTAGGTAATTTTACTGGTAGCACTGACTTAACACATTACATGGATACCATTGAAAACGGAGATATTTTTATTGAAGATATCTATGATGCTCCAAAAAAGAATATTTCATGTAAAACAATCTTAGAAAGTAGCATTTATGTAGCAAGCACTGGAGATGTATATCCTTGCTGTTTTATGGGATTTAGTCCTCGTACATATGGGCAAGGGCGATGGCACCAGCCAGTTAATCGACAAATACAAGATTTAATTAAACCAAACAATGCACTAGAACACCAGTTACATGAATGCATTGAATGGTTTAATAGTATTCCGTCTTGTTGGAATAAAAATTCCTTTGAAAGCGGGAGACTTATTGTTTGCGATTCAATGTGTGGGAAATAATTATTTCCTAGTCTTTGTCGTCGCTTTCTTTATCGTTGCGTATTGCGGCATCCCATCCAAAATTAGGATGTTCAAGTTTGTCCAAGTAACTATGAATAACATGATCTGTAAGGCCATCAAAGAACTTAAACTTGCACCAGTTAGAAAATCTAGCACGGAATTGATCTTTTGTTCTTTGCCAAACGTTTGCGTTTCTAAACTCACCGTAGTGGTTAAGATATTGCAAGCTACCGTAATGTTTAAATCCCATGATCTTTAATGGAACTTTAGGAACAAGATCGTTGCAGTTAACAAATCTAAAATGTGTGAAACTACAATTTCTACGCCAAACTTTGTCACCTGTTCTTGGGCAACCGTATGTATAAACAGCTTCTACACGATCTTGTAGCCTCGCTGCCGCAATCATTGACATTCCGCCTCCCAAACTATGGCCGCAAATGTAAAGTTTCTTAGTTGGTTCAGCATTAACATGTACAAGCACTTCGTTCCATATTTTTTTAACTTCGTCATAAAAACCGTCATGAACCCAACCAGCATGTTGGCTACGATGCTTCCATGTTTTAACATCTGCAAGAACATCTTTAAATTGTGTAGGTTCAGTGCCTCTAAATGCCACTACGATGTCTTGTTCATTAGTAAAGATCATGCATTGCGCACTTCCGTTACTGATTAGTTTATTGTTTGTATACCCTAATTGTTTACAATGTGACAACGCTGTCATAGCGTCCATGTACGCATATGAACTCAATTTAGCGTAGTGTGTTGCTAATTCTCTAGTCGTAGATTGCATCTACATTCTCCTCCTGCTATACTGTATTTAACAGATAAATAATATAAAATATGGAACTAAAGTAATATGAAACGAAATACTCGCAGTCTCTTAGAGGAACTTAATTCAGTAATTATGGAACGTGATCTTAGGCACGTAGTTGAGCGTCGCGGGGAAAATATTATTGAAGGTGCGATTAAACTTATTGAAGATATATATCGTAACTATGATGCTGAAACTGCTGGAGATTTAGAGCGTAGGCTAGTTAATAGTATACGCGGCAGAGATGGCAAAAAGTTTAAGCGTGGGTTAAAGAAAGCTGAGGATAATGGCTAGACAATTAGTATCAGAGGGCGGTAATATCTTTAAAAATGACGATGGCACTCTGGTAACCCAGCGCATCAATAAAGCAGACGTTGACCCAACACTAGCATGGGTTGAGGCTATTACTGGAATACCACATAAAGATTTTAAACTAGGGTCAACGGGCATTCGTGCCACATCAGGCGATATGGATATTGCTGTTAACCAAGCAGAGGTTAACAAGGGCGAGTTGTATAATAAATTGGCGGCTTGGGCACAAAAAAACTATCCTGACGACGATGTTAGGCAATGGGTTGCTAAGTCAGGTATAAGTGTACACCTTAAAACTCCTATTAATGGCGACAATGAGCAAGGATTTGTGCAAACAGACCTAATGTTTGGTGATCCAGACTGGATGAAGTTTACAATGAAGGGTGCTGGCGACGATACTCCATATAAAGGAGTACACCGTAATATACTAATCGCTAGTATTGCTAAAGGACGTGGCTATAAGTTTTCACCTAAAAATGGGCTAGTTAACAGAGAAACTAATGAAATAGTAACTAAAGAGCCTGATCAGATTGCAGATATACTGCTTGGAAAAGGTGCTAAACGAGCCGATCTCGACAGCGTTGAAACTATTATTGCTAAACTAAAAGGTAGGCCAGAGTTCGAGACACTAACGGCAGATGCTAAAGAGTATTTTGCAAAAGACAACTTAACACTTCCTGAATCAGTTTATACAGAAGTAGGAACTACAGATTGGTTTAGCCAATTATCGGAGAGACTAAAATGAGATTCTTAGAATTTAAACAGTCAATTAAAGAAGAACAGGAAGTAAGTTATGATAACTGGGACCATGATTACCCAGTTGAGTATAGTCAGTACTTGGAAAAAACATTTGGTGAACCTGAACAGTTTACAAACGAGCAAACTGTATGGCAAAACATCGATGGATTTAAAAGAGTAGTTGTAAGAGACGAGTATATATTACACGGAAGCCCAGCACCGCACTATGACTTTGTTTACTGTTATGTTGACTTAGAAGTTCCTGAAGAACTAAGTGATGATCTAGCAAATTGCAGTGGCAGTATTTTAATAGACCACTTGAAGAACGAAACAGGCGCAAGATGCGGAAGTTTAACTGCAAATGCGACTACGTTAAATTTTGTAATGGATGTTATTGCTGGCAGAGTAGAACCTATAAAAGAAAATTATAATGCCGCGATACTTGGCATGAAAAAAATGTTTAGTGATGGTGAAAAATACGAGTTAGATTGGTGGGAAGACACAGCAGGCGATGCTGATCCTAAGAACCCATTTTATGAAAGTATTACTGATGTTACTGTTTGAGTTTGACAAAGTCGGATGTCCAAGAACAAAAGCAACTGAGTGTCAGTGCGAAAGCATAAAATCAATTAGTGAAGCAGGCCAAACTGTATCAGCAATGAGTGTACTAGAACACAGTGATACAGTTAAAGGCACTATAATGTTTAAGCAACAAGGAGAAGGCCCTACCCTAATTGTTGGAAAAGTTACAGGCTTAGAACCAGGCGAACATGGCTTTCACGTACATGAGTTTGGTGACTTATCTAAAGGTTGTGAGAGTGCCGGCGGCCATTACAATCCAGATGGAACAGAACACGGAAATTTAGAACAAGGCCATGTCGGAGACTTGGGTAATGTTACAGCAAACGAAGATGGTATTGCTAATATTAGTATTATTGCAGAACGTATAACATTAATGGGAGAACGTTCTATTGTTGGCAGAGCAGTTGTTATACACAGTAAACAAGACGACCTGGGCAAAGGCGGAGATGACGAAAGTCTTAAAACAGGTAATGCTGGAGATAGACTTGCCTGTGGTGTTATAACACTTAGAGAGAACGTGCAGGAAAGTGTAACACCTGGATCTAGACGTCCACTTAAAGAAGCCGCACGTATACAACATGCAGAAGATATTGTCTTCTGGGAAGGTAGCAAAGGTGCAACACGAGCCCTACAAAGTCTACGTAACCTGGACCAAGGTGGACATAAACAAGTTACTATTAAATGGGATGGAAGCCCTGCTATTATCTTTGGTCGCAATGCCGGCGGTGAGTTTATACTAACAGACAAGTCAGGATTTACTGCTAAAGGATATGATGGGCGTAGCAAGAGTGCTAAAGAGTTAGAGCAAATGTTCCTAAACAGATCTGGTGGTAAGAACAGAGAAAATCCTGGCTATGTTAAATTTGCTGGCAATATGAAAGCTATTTTTGACGAGTATGAGAGAGCAACACCCAAAGACTATGTGGGTTTCTTTAAAGGCGACTTGTTATATTTTACTACGCCGCCTGTTAGAGATAAAAATTATGTATTTAAACCTAATATCGTTGAGTATGCAGTAGACGTAAACAGTGATTTAGGCAAGAAGATTGGCGCAAGTAAGACTGGTGTTGTTATTCACAGACAAGTACAGCCAGACGGCACAGAAACTCCGTTGCAAGATCCGGGTATCTTTGTTAGTAGCGATGTCCTTGTTGTGCCTCCTATTACTGCTGAACGAGCACCACAGGTGCCACATGCCGCCTTAAACAAGTTGGAACAAGTTATTAAGAAAGATGCTGCTGCTATTGACAGTTTATTAGATCAAAACAAATTACGTCAGATGCAGATGTCAGATTTCTCTAACATCCTTTATGCTTACACTAACAGCAAAGTAGACACAGGGCTTAGTGGTCTTGGATCAGACTTTGGTAAGTGGTTAGAAACTGCTAAAGTAAGTGACAAAAAGAAAGCTAAGATTGCTGAGTATATTAACGATAATAAAACTGGGTTCAGCGCATTATGGGAAACAGTAAACACTATCATGATGGCGAAAGATCAAGTTATTGCTGACATTGATGCACAGGGCGGCACTGTACAGCAGAACATTGGCGGCCAAGCAGGCGGTGAAGGGTATGTATTGGCGCACCCTGAAGGTGATATTAAACTAGTTCCTAGGTCTACATTTAGTGCAGCTAACCGTGCAGTACAACGATAAATATCGGTAAGTTAGGATTTAAACATGAAAATTTTAGATATTACCCAGCGTAGCCAAGTACAACATATCGCAGAAGGTCGAGAAAAGTTAGATGAACTTTTGCCGCAGCTTGCCGGAGCTGCTATCGGCGGCGGGTTATCTTATGCAATGCTTGTTGGCGAGCATGGCTTCAATCCATTAAACTGGCCAACAGTCGTAAAAGCTCAATTTGCTCTAGACGTAGGTATAGGTGCCGCCACAATGGGCGTAGCATCTTTAGCAGGCGCGGGTGTTAGAGCAGCAGCAAAGTATGCCGCAAAAGCTACAGGCGAGGGTGCTAAAGCTGCAGTTAAGAATATCGGTAACAAAGCAAAAACTATAACAAACAAAATAACAGGTAAGCCGCCGGCTAAAGTGGCAACACCTGGACAAGGCAACTTAAATCTTAAAGGTGGATCAGGCAAAAAACCAGGAACCACATCTAACCAAACCCCTACCCCAACTACCACCCCAAAAGGTGCTAACTGGGCAAAAAAGAATATAACAAGGCAGGTAACGAAGAATAAAATGAAGCGTACCAAGCAAGGACTTATGTTGTCACCATTGGTGCAGAGGGCAGTCCCTCGTATTGGCCAAGAGGATCCTAAATCAAAATTAGCACCTGCTAGCAAAGAAAATGATCCTTCAGTTAATGATCCTTCAGTTACTGACAAAAAGCGCGATGCTCCACCTAAAAGAAAGGGCGCAAGATGGAACTACTAGAACATGTTTGAATTTTTAAGAGATGAACTAGCTGAAGCAAAATATATGCGTAGCCCTAGAGATACAGTGGGTCGCAGTGAAGATAGTATTGCCCAGGGGTTCTTTGAACACCTAATGGTGCTACAACAGATGCGTTTTGAGAACCCATCATTTGCTAAAAAGTATGCTAAAGATACACTACGTTATATGAGCTTTACAAATGTAAGAGCTGGCGCAACAGATTTACACAACATGGCTGCAATCCTAAATAATCCTAGTAAGTTTTCAGATAAACTTGGCGGCATGGGCAATGTTACTTTTGACGAACTTAGTTTTAAGCGTTATTTAAGAAACGTTGCTACTGACAAGTATGTTCCCAGTCAAGATCGTGCCTATTTCTTAAAGACACAAAAGAACATGGGTATTAAAAATAGTCTACTTAAAAAAGCTAGACGTATAATGGGCGACTATGGTGCAACAAATCCAAATGAAAGAACCAGCGTAAGTATGCGTCTTACTAATAGTTTTAGACAGGACGGCAAGTATCGCAGTGATTTGTTTAAACCGTATGCTTCCACAATTAAACAAAAGAAATTAATCCCAGCAGAGAAAAAAGGCATGGGTTTAGCAGCAAAAACTGCTATAGCTACTGTGGGTTCTTTTGGTATAGGATATGCCATTGGACGCAAGCTGAGCTAACAATACAGTCATTTAGCATAAATAGATTTAACTAGTTAAGATAAATATATATAAGCACAGTTAAACGCTAGTGCATAGAGATTAAAGGAATTGTAAAATGGCCGTAAATACAGATCACACAGGCAAGGTAAGAGTAGGTTCGCAAATAGGAAAGTCAATCCAGATAACAAAAGCTGCGAAAACTAACATAACACAAGCAGAATTAGATGTCCTGGTTGCATTTATTAACCAAACAAGCATGGTAGTAGCAATTGGTGACGATACTACTGGTGGTTTTAACGCCGGTGCTTCAGATGCATTGCACATTATTACAGAAGGCGGCGCACATCCAGATGCAGCTTCAAATTTTGGCGTAGGATCTACTGGTATTACAACAACTATTGTAACGCTATACGAATAAAATAAGATACAAGTAACGGAGATATAAAATGCCAGTAGTAACAAGAACAACCGGAACAGCGCATATGACAGTTGGAAAACAGCATGAAACAGGATGCCACTGCTATCTGCTTACAGTGCAAAATGCGTCAAACAGCGCAATTGACCTTCGCGCAGAAGATGATGCAGTAAACGAAGTTGTTGAAGCACTTATCATGGACCTTAACCCATTGGCATACTTTATAACAAACAGTAATGCAGGAACAGTAATGTTAATTATGGATAAGAACTTTGATAGCCATGTTGATTTACAAGCACGTATTAGATTGATCGGTGTAGATTCAGGCGCAACAACTACTAGTATTGGTCCAAACGATATTGACATCAGTGGATCAGATGT